CATGGATACATTACCTTTGAAGCACACGAAGTGGTCAGATAGGCTAGCCTTTGATATAGCGCTACTCTTGGAAAAGAGCGGCGAGACTTTAGATGAAGTTATCGAGAGGCATAAAATTACAGCCAGCGAGATGCTACAATTCAACGCCGACCCTATCTTTAGAAAGAAGGTAGAGGTTTATCGGGGTGAGGTACGTGAGAAAGGTATGACCTTCCGACTTAAAGCGCGTGCACAGGCTGAAGAGTTGTTGATAACTTCATGGAGTTTAATTCATAGTCCTGAAGTGTCCCCGGCAGTTAAAGCAGACTTGATTAAGTCGACAGTGAAGTGGGGTGACCTAGAGCCTAAGACATCAAGCCAAGACGTGGAAGCTGGTGGCGGTGTGAAGATTACTATTAACCTTGGTGAGACCACACACCAGATGAAAGTGGTGGAGCATGACGACACAGACACAGACGCCCAGCTTGTCGACGCTGGTTAAGGCATTCGACTGTAAGTATGAAGAGTTACCAGCTAAGAAGTTTAATACGACTAGGGCCTATCACGACTTTGCGAATGACCTGATAGCAGTAGGCATCTCGTTTCGGGTTAAGATAATTAAGAAGACGAAACGTAAGCCGAGCTGCATAATGGTTATGTTGTTGCGAGAGGTGGACATGACCAAGCCTGATACACCACCGCTAGAGCCACACGACCACTCGCAGTCCTCAGAGGATACGCCGGGTACAGACAGCGTAGATATCAATCGGGGCGTGTCCCAGTTGTGGTGTGCTGATGGCTAATAGTGAGTGGTGTGCGTACTGTGGGGAAGACACGGCGAAATTGTATAGCAAGGAGAGTAGGGATGAGTCAAGGCACTGAGATAGACTACACGCCGCCTAGGACTGGGCGGGAATTTATGTTGAGTGATTCGCCGATGCGGACACTTATGGGGCCCGTTGGTAGTGGGAAATCGGTGACGTGCTCGTTTGAGATAGTGCGTAGGGCCTGCTTGCAGGAGCCGAACGCCAACGGCATACGGAAAACGAGGGCTGCTATTGTGCGAGAGACGGCAAGGCAGCTGGCGGATACGACGATTAAGACGTTTTTAGATTGGTTCCCGCCGGGGCAATGTGGGCGGTACATGCGGACGACCAAGACGTACTTCATGAAGATGGGGGATGTTGAGTGTGAGGTGATGTTCCGAGCACTGGACGACGCGGACGACGTTGCTAACCTCAACTCACTGGAATTATCGTTCGCTTGGTTTAATGAGTGTCGGGATATTCACCCTGATATTATTGATGCGATGTCTAAACGTGTGGGGCGATTCCCATCGAATAAGGACGGGGGGCCGACCTGGCATGGAATGTGGGGGGATACGAACCCGCCAACGATGGACACGTGGTGGTATTATCAGATGGAGCACGTCGACCCTAAGGATGGGGTGAGTGAGAATGACAACGGGTGGGATGTGTTCAAGCAGCCATCGGGTCGTTGCCCTGACGGAGAGAATGTTGAGAATTTGCCGAAGGGGTATTACGATACTCAGGGTCGTAGCGAAGAGTACATAAGGGTTTATATTGATGGTGAGTATGGGCTGAGTTCAGCTGGTATGCCAGTGTACAAATACTTTCGTCCTGATTACCACATGTCACATGAACCGCTTAATCCGATTATTAACGGTGTGAGACCCATCGTTGTTGGGATGGACTTGGGGTTGACCCCCGCTGCAGTCATCGGACAGCAGGATGCTAAGGGGCGTGCGATAATACTTGACGAGGCTGTCAGCTTCGACATGGGGATACAGAGATTTATGCGGACGGTACTCAAGCCGTTGTTATACGAAAGATTTCCGGGGAGTCCAGTGATGATAATCGTGGACCCTGCCGGTGTGCAGAGAGCACAGACAGATGAGCGGACAGTGGTGGACATCATCAAAGCCGAGGGGTTTAAGGTTAGACCTGCGAAGACTAACAGTGTGTCGGCGAGGCTCAACGCGGTGGACGAATACTTGATGAGACATGTGGATGGCGAGACGGCATTCATCGTTGACCCGAGGTGTACGAAACTTAAGAGTGCTATGATGGGTGGATATAGATATCATAAGAAGAACGGGACGATTGATAAGAACAAACACTCACATGTTGCGGAAGCACTGCAGTATTTGATGCTTCATATCGGTAGTATTGATGAGGGTGTAGAATTAAATCGCAGGAGAAGTGTAAAACCTGCCCCCGCGATGGGTTGGACATGATATGATAACCTCGGGTGTGGTTTACTCTCCTCTTCCACATTGTAGTTACACACCCACCCCCCGATGAGTCACCTCTCGGGGGACCTTTTATTATAAAATAGTTGCATATGACAAACAAAACGTGTAAAACTGAGGTAAAACATCCATATATAGGGACATTTGGGGGAATTAAATGCCAGGATTGACAGTGCTTAGAGTAGTGGATAACGCTACAATGGTCGAGCAAGAGCGCGAAGATGCAGAGCGTACCCTCCAAGATAGGCAGAATGAGCCTCTATTTCTAGGTTTAACCTCATATCTTAAGTCATGTTGGGACGCTGCTAGGCAAGCGAAGAAACCTATTGAGACTATTATGCTTAAGGGCATGCGTCAGCGCAATGGTGACTATGAGCCAGATAAACTTTCCGCGATTAATAACCAAGGTGGCTCGACAATCTTCATGGGGATTACTGAAGTTAAGTGTCGTGCTGGCGAGAGCTGGTTACGGGACATCTTATTAGACACTGGTACTCCACCATGGGACTTAGGTCCGACACCCCTCCCCGATTTATCTCCAGCGCAGGCTCAAGAGATTGAAGCAGTGTTTGCTGAGAACGTGTTGAAGCTTGTTGAGACAGTAGGCCAAGCGCCTACAGAGATTGAGATGGCAGAGATGAAAGAGATGGTCACACAGGACTATCGCTTTAAGATATTACAAGAAGCACAGAACCGTGCTGATAAGATGAAGGTTAAGATTAGTGACCAGTTCGCACAAGGTGGCTGGGCAGATGCTTTCAATGAGTTTGTTACTGACCTCGTTACATTCCCATGTGCCTTCATTAAGGGGCCCGTCGTTCGACGTCAACGTCGACTAGAATGGGCACAAGATGAGAACGGTGCGACAGTCGCTAAGGCAGGCGAAGAGTTAGCTCCTGAGTATGAGAGAGTAGACCCGTTCAGGATTTATCCTGAGCCAGGTATTACTAACATTGATGAGGGTTACTTGTTTGAGCATCATCCGTTAACTCGTATGGAGCTAGCAGAACTTATTGGTGTGCCTAACTATGATGAGGAAGCAATACGTAAGCTTCTTAGTGAAGGCAATTCAGGAAGCTGGATTAACGAAGATGTTAAACTTGAAAAGGAAGATGCAGAGCGTAAGCCGCAGAGCCTTAACAGACCTACAGAAATTTTTGACGCCTTAGAGTTCCACGGTAAAGTGAGCGGTAAGATGCTACGTGAGTGGGGACTAGATGGTGAGGAAGTACCTGATGAGGCTAGAGAGTATGAAGCCTGCGTATGGATTATAGGTAACTACGTTATTAAAGCAGTTTTAAACTACGACCCCCTAGGAGAAAAACCTTATGCTAAGACGTCACTTATTAAAAGCCCAGGAGCTTTTTGGGGTAAAGGTATACCCGAAGTTATTGAAGATGTACAAAATATCTGCAACGCATCTGCACGAGCTTTGGTTAACAACATGGGCATCTCTTCAGGTCCTCAAGTGGAAGTTAACCTCGAACGTATTCCCCCAAATGAAGACATTACTCAACTCCACCCTTGGAAAATCTGGCAAGTTACTAACGACCCTATGGGGTCGAGTGCGCCGGCTGTAAGATTCACGCAGCCTGATGATAACGCTCAGACGTTGATGGCTGTATATGAGAAGTTCAGTGCGCTAGCAGATGACCACTCAGGCATTCCATCTTATATCTCAGGTGACCTTAATGTACATGGAGCAGGACGTACAGCGTCAGGCCTATCTATGTTGATGGGTTCAGCAGGTAAAGGTATTAGACAAGTTGTCATGCATATTGACAGCGATGTAATTAAAAAGATTGTTCATAGACAGTTTGTATACAACATGCGCTATGATGAAGATGAAAGTATTAAGGGCGACGTTGAGATTATCGCTCGTGGTGCAATTAACTTAGCAGTTAAAGAAACTGTTAACGTGCGCCGAATTGAATTTCTTAATGCAACCGCCAACGAAATCGATATGGAAATCGTTGGTAAAGAAGGCCGTGCCGCGATACTTCGCGAAGTGGCTAAAGGGTTGCAAATGCCTGTGGATGATATCATCCCATCTCGGGAGAAGGCCGGTTTCGTTGAACGCGAGAACGCCAAGCTAGCTAGTGAGGCTGCCCAACAGCAGCCACAACAGCCAGCGGGCGCAACTCCAACTCAACCTGACGGTTCTCCCAAAGGTGGCATGGATGGAAACACAGTGAGTAACCGTGTAACAGGAGGTGCGGGTTGATAAAGCCTTCACCAGAGGTTGTTCATGCGCTAGGTGCGACTGTACGCCAGTATCCAGTTCTATTAGAATGGATGCAAGGGTGGCAGCAACACGAACTATCGCAGCTACCACATGTTACTACGAACGTGGCATTAGCTCAGGGACGATGCCAAGTTCTAAAAGAACTCTATGAGTTCGCAGAAAAGTCCCCAGAACACGCAGCAGAGTCAAAATGATAGCTGTATTTTATTACGCATACCAATAGGAGCGATAACATGGCAATACCAGAGCAAGTTAAGAAACAGTCAGAGGCAGTACAACAATTATATGAAGACCTTAATACAGAGGAGGGCGTTGTAGCCCAGCCTGCTGAAGAGGGAGAAGTAGTTGAAGTACAAGCCGACCGTGTTGACGAACAAGCACCTCAGTCTGAACCAGAAGAGCAAACGGTTTCAGGCGCCCAAGAAGATAAACCACTAGAACAGAAGTATAAGACCCTACAGGGGATGTACAACGCAGAGATTCCACGTTTGCACGCAGACAAACGGGAGTTAGCAGGTAGAGTTAGTCAATTAGAACAACTACTTAGTTCAGCAGCGAGTCAACCAACACCTACACCGGCAGCGCCGGAAGTCCTACAAACTCTGGTAACAGAGCAGGACATAGAGGATTACGGTGACTCAATCGACGTTATGCGTCGTGTGAACCAAGAAGGAACTAATGCATCTAACCAACGTATCGCCCACTTAGAACAAACGATTCAGCAGTTGCAATCAAGTGTTATGCCTCGTGTAGAACAGTTGTCACAACAGCAAGCTCAGAATACTGAGCAATCGTTTTGGGCTGAACTTTCAAATAGTGTCCCGAACTGGAGAGATATTAATGAGAGCCCGGATTTTCAAACCTGGCTTTTAGATATCGACCCATTAACGGGGATTAGCCGCCAGACGTATCTCGAAGATGCACAGAGTAACTTCGATGCACGTAGAGTAGCTAGTTTCTTTTCAACTTGGGGAGACATGAATGGTATGCCACAAGCTCAGCAAGAAACAACTAGCGCACAGAGTCAGCTAGAGAAACAGGTAGCACCGGGTAAGGGTAAATCCGCCGGTTCTCCTGCATCGAATAGCGACCAGACATATACACCTGCCGATATTGCTGCATTTTATGACAGTGTCAAGTCAGGAGTATATAAAGGTCAAGACAAAGAACGTGCTAGAATAGAGCGCGACATTTTCGCTGCACAGCGAGACGGTCGTATTATCACTGCATAATATAATATAGGAGGCTATAATGGCTTTTGCGGTAGCAGCTGGCAAACCAGCATACACTGGGAATTTTATCCCAGAGATTTGGTCAGGTAAACTGATTGAGAATTTCTACGACGCTACGGTGTTGTCGGCAATCTCAAACACTGACTATGAGGGCGAAATCAAAGCGTTCGGCGATACGGTTAATATCCGTACAACACCTGAACTTACGATTCGTGATTACGTTAAGGGACAAACACTCTCTGTTGAGAACCCTGATAAACCTAAGTTACAACTACTTATCGATAAAGGTGAGTATTTTGCTGCGGTTGAAGATGACGTAGATAAAGTTCAATCGGACATCAAAATGATGGACCAATGGTCTAAAGACGCTTCTGAGCGTATGAAGATTAAGATTGACCAACGCGTGTTATCTGATATCCTTCCGGGTATTTCAGCTAGCAACAAAGGTGCAACAGCGGGTGCAATATCTGGCAACATCAATTTAGGTGTAGCAGGTACTCCATTTGCGGTAACTAAGGGTAATGTTATTGAGCATATCATTAACATGGGCCTAACTCTTGATGAAGCTAACTCTCCAGAGAGTGACCGTTTCTTAGTTATTCCAGCTAAGATGGCTGCTTACATCAAGCAATCCGACCTTAAAGATGCGTCAATTACTGGTGACGGTATGACACCACTACGTAATGGTCGTTTGGGTATGATTGACAGATTCACAGTATTTGTGAGCCACAACTTGAAAAAGACTGGTTCCGAATTTGATGTAATCGCCGGCCATAAAATGGGTATGACATTTGCTTCGCAAATGACTAACCTTGAAACTTTACGTTCTGAATCAACTTTCGGTAACATTATCCGTGGCTTGCAAGTGTATGGCTATAAGGTAGTTAAACCTGAAGCATTGGCTCAGTCAGTAATCACACTGTAATATAGGAGATATAAAATGGCTACATATACAGATGGAACTGGCTATAACTTAGGCACAGCAGCTCACGTTGCTTCGGGCATAAGTAAAGTCGGTATGTTAGAGGTTACTTTAAACTTCGCGACAATTACTGCTGACCGATTAGCCGCGGGCTTAACAGCTCTCGGTGCAAACGACGTACTAACAGCATTAAAAATCCCAGCTAAAACTATGGTTTTAGAAGTGGGTCTTGATGTAACAACAGCAGAAGGCGGCACGCTAACTGTTGATGTTGGTGACGGTGGTGATGTTGACGGTTTCTTAGACGGTGTAAATGCTAACACAGCAGCATCTTACACTACGTCTTTGGTGCTAGCGGAAGCTGCTCCAAATACCGTTCTCGGTTACTCAAATGGTAAATACTACAGCGCAGCTGATACTATTGATATTAAAACTATCAATGCAGCTGATACTGCAGTTATGCGCCTATGGGCAATCGTTGCAGACTGTTCGTAAGTAATTAAAGGTTGGGGCTTCGGCCCCGCCTTTTCTTTATAAGGAAAGACAAATGGAAGAGCAAAGATGGTTACGCCACAAGACTGATGGCACTATATACGGATGGAATAAATACCTAGCCGACAACGAATTATGTGAAGAAGTTTCTGAAGAGGTAGCATTCCCTGAGAAACATATTCCAAAGAAACAAAAGAAACGAGAAGCAAAGATGGACTTAACTACTAAAAAAATACCTGAAAAACCTAACACAGTTAATGTAGAATTAGATGCGGAAGCATCAAAAGGGCTGCTTAAATGATATTGAATGATGTAATTACTGAGACTAGACGTATCTTACAAGATATTGATTCGCCTCAGCGTTATACTGATGCAGTATTACTAGGGTTCGCTAACCAAGCGCTTAAGCGAATTGCTGTATTACGCCCCGATTTATTCGCTTACATAGGCGAATTAACATGTGTAACAGACGCAGTGCTACAAACCGCTCCATCAGATTCAATACGAATTATCGAAGTATACTCAGTAGTCAGCGGTAACGGTGTTATCGAAGTAAACCGGGAAACACTAGACCAAGCAATGCCATCATGGATGAATGACACAGCAGCTGCTGCAACAAACTGGATGCGTCATGTACGCAACCCGAATAGGTTCTTCATCTATCCTAAGTCTCCAGCAGGGCAGAAGCTAGTTATAGAGTATACTCAGTCTCCCCCTAACTACGATACAACTACAGCAGTAGCACTATTATCAGATGCTTACTTCCCTGTAGTCCTTGATGCCACAGTATTCTTAGCTGAGTCTATCGATAATGAACATGTTAATTCTAACCGAGCTAAGTTATTCCAGGAGTCCTTCACACAGGCCCTAGGTGTAGGTGCTCAGAGCAGACCAGTAACTGATACTGAGAACTCAGGTATGAAAGATGAGGAGGTTATCTAATGGCATCACGCGACTTTAGTACAATCGTATCTCGTTTAGCTCCAAGTGTTCCAGGTTGCCCGACGCCTATCATCGAGCAGTATGTTCGTGATGCGGCTATCGAGGCCTGTGAGAGGACTCTATCATGG